TTATTGATGAAAAAAGTAATAGATATCTATCAGAAGATTATGCTTTTTGTAGATTATGGCAAAAAATAGGTGGTAAAATCTACGCTGATGTTATTAGCCCATTAACTCACTATGGAACTTATCCATTTAGAGGTAATGTGTGGAATAAATTTAATGTAGAAGGAGCAGATAAAAATGCCAATGACATACAGCAGTCTAAAGACTGATATACAAACTTGGGCAGAAAATACTGGAACAGATTTTACAAATCAATTAGATACATTTATTGGTAATACACAAAATAAATTATCAAGAGAAATAGATCCAACTGGTTTTAATCAAAATGTTCAATCTAGCACAAGTATAGGTGATAGATTTGTTACATTACCTTCTGCTATAGAACCAATGTTATTGAATTATGTTAATATACTTGTTAATAATGAAAGACAGTTTTTAGAAATAAAACCTTTAGAGTATGTTCAAGAATATTGGCCAAATGCTTCTATAACATCAACACCAAGATATTTTTCTAATTTTGATGATAATACATTATATATTGCACCAACACCGGATGCTGTTTATACTATAGAATTAGGTTATCAAGGTAGAATCAATCCACTATCTAATACTAATACAACTAATTGGTATACTGAAAATGCTTCTGATGCTCTTTTATATGGTTGTTTATCTGAAGCAAATCTCTTTACAAAGAACATGGAAGACTATAATATATACAAACAAAAGTATGTCGAAAGTGTGGCTGCTATCAACAACGAAGCTCGTAGAAACAGAAGAACTGACTATAAGTTTCCTGGTAGTCCACTAGGCGAAAACACATTAACTGGAGGACAATAAACATGGCAATATCTCAAGCGATTACAGTGTCGTTTAAGCAAGACTTAATGTCGCCTGGCGGAAATTTAGAAGCTCAGACATTAAAGTGCGCACTTTACGACAACACTGCAACTCTTAACCAAAACACTGCTGCTTATATTACAGCAAATGAAATATCTGATAGTGGTACAAACTACACAACAGGTGGTGCAACTTTAACTAATGTTGCAATTTCTACTGATGGAACAACTGCAATTTTTGATGCAGATAATGTTTCATTTGCAAATGCAACTATTTCTGCACAAGCAGCACTAATTTATAATGCAAACAATAGTAATTCATCTATTGCAGTTTTAGATTTTGGTGGAGTTAAAACATCTACTAACGGTACATTTGAGTTACAGTTTCCTAACGCTGACGCTACTAACGGTTTAATCAGAATAGCATAAGGAGATAATTCCTTATGGCAACACCATGGAGTAGTGGTAATTGGAACTTTGGTACATGGAATGACTCCGCAGGTGGTGCAGTCATTAATGGTCAAGGTGTTACTACTTCAATTGAAACTATAACTGTCGATGCCCAATTAAGAACTGGTTGGGGAAGACAGACTTGGAATTCTTTTGAATGGAATACAGGTCCTGATGCTTTTGTAACAGTTTCGGGAGATCAAGTTTCTATTTCTGATGGTTCTATTTCTGTAATAGCATCAGGATTAGTATCTATTACAGGTGATGAAATAAATTCAACTGTTAATAATGTTACTGTTTCTGGATCTAAAACATCTCAAATAACAGGCATAGAAATAACTTCATCTGTAGATGACGTAATTGTTGGTGAAGGTACTGGTGTTTCTTTAGATACTTTACCAGCTTTAACTTTAGATTTAAATGCTGGTAATGGATGGAGTAGAGATGAATGGAGCGATGGTCCTTGGAATACAGATTTAACTTCAATTGTAGCTGGTTCAGGAACTGTATTTATTGAAGATGGTCAACAATTATCTTCTAATTTAAATAATGTTTCTGTAACAGCATCTTCACCTATTAGTATAAATGGTGAAAATTTAACAATCACAGATGGAAATATTTCTTTAAATACTAATAATTTTATTTCTATAACAGGTGAGCCCTTAGTTTCTGCAACTGTTGATACTTTTGCTGTAGAAGCAGGTGGATCTATTACAATAAATACTCCTACTTTTGAAGCAAATGTAGAAGTAGGTAATATTACTACAGGTAGTGCTTCATTTACAAGTATTACTGGTCAACAATTACAAATAAATTTAAATAATGTTACTACGACATCCGAAAACTTTATTTCTATTTCCGGAGAAGAATTAACTACTACAGCTAATAATATTACTATAAGTGCTGAACAAATATTATCTATTACCGGTAATGGAATTACTATTACACTTGCTGATATAGTCCCTAATTCACAAAACTTTTTATCTATTACTGGAAATAAAGCTAATGCTAATGTTACAACACTTAAATTTTGGGATCCAATTAATGATAACAATCAAGAAAATTGGACTAATATTCACTAGACAAATGAATACAAATATATATTATTTACAATAATTAAAATATGGAGTATAAAAAATTATGCCATCAAGTTTTACATCGAGATTAAAATTAGAAAGACAAGCTTCTGGAGAAAACTCAGGAACTTGGGGTAATCTAGTTAATTATGTTTTAAACAGAGTTGATGCTTCTGTTTCAGGTTATCAATCAGTTAGCGTTGCTGGTTCTGCTAATGTAACTTTAACTTCAAATAATTCAACATCAAATACTGACGATAGTACAACAGACGATCAAGTACATAATAAAGTTATAGAATTAACTGGATCTTTAGGTGCTGATATACATGTTTTTACTGATGCAGTAGAACAAAATTATATTTTATTTAATAATACTACAGGATCACAAACTTTAACTTTTGCAAATACAGGTCATGCTGCAAATGGTGTAGCTTTAAAACAAGGAGCAAAAACTTTAGTGTATTCAGATGGAAGCTCTATTACTGATGTAATGGCTGATTTAGGTGATGTAACTATGACATCTGTAACTTCTTCAGGAAATGTTGCTGGTACAAATATTAATGGTTCAGCAGTTATTTCAACTGGAAATGTTTCTGGTACAAATTTTAATGCAACAGCAAACACTATTACTTTTGCTGGATCAGCTCCTAATTTAGCATCAACAACTGCTAACTCTGATTTATTATTATCTACCAACGGAGTTGCTGGAAGAGTAACATTTAATGGTGGTGGAAAAATTGAACAAACAGCAGAAAAAGTTACAGTAGAAGCAACAGCTGCTACAGGAACTGTAAACTATGATGTATTAACTCAAGCAGTTTGGTACTTTACTTCAAATGCTTCAGGAAACTGGACTTTAAATATTAGAGGTAATGGTTCAAATACATTAAATAGTATTATGGACACAGGAGAATCTATTACCATTGCACATTTAGTAACTATGACTACAGCTCGTTACAATTCGGCTGTACAAATCGATGGATCAGGAGTAACTCCAGAATGGCAAGGTGGAGCAGCACCATCAGCAGGAAATGCTAACAGTGTAGATGTTTATTCTTATACAATTATTAAAACAGGTGATGCAACATTTAAAGTATTTGCGGCACAAACACAATTCGCATAAGGAGTTTAAATGCCTTTATTAGGAACAAGAGGTGCGGGATCAGCAAGAGGTTTTGGTTTCGGTGGCGGAGCTGAAAAGTTCATGGAAGCTACTGGAGGATCTATTGCAACTTCTGGTGATTTTAAAATTCACACATTCACAAGTCCAGGAACTTTCACTGTAACACAAGAAGCTTCTGATCCAGGAAACAATGAAGTTGAATATTTAGTTGTTGCTGGTGGAGGCGGTGGAGCAGGAACTCAACAATCCCACGGCGGAGGCGGTGGAGGCGGTGGATTCTTATCTGGTTCAGGACAACCTATTTCATCTGGAGGATTTCCAGTTTCAGTCGGAGGTGGAGGATCAGGTACTGGTCCTAGGTCTGACGGTGCAAATGGAAGCCCATCTTCTTTCAATGGTGTAACTTCTACTGGCGGAGGCGGAGGCGGCGGCGGAAACGCTGGAAACTCCGGTGGCTCTGGCGGAGGTGGTGGAGATTACTTCGGAGGCGGAGGCTCTGGAGGTAGCGGTATACCTGGTCAAGGAAACCCTGGTGGTGCTGGCTTACCAGCTGGAGGCGGTGGCGGCTCTGGTGGTGGAGGAGGAAAAAGTGGTTCTGGTCAACCTTCTTTTGGTCCATCTCATGGTGGAAATGGCGGCGCTGGTCAATCAGCTCCAATAAATAGTACAACTTATTCTGGTGGCGGCGGAGGCGGCGGTCAAAACGGTGGTGGATCTGGTGGATCTGGTGTTGGAGGAAACGGCGGAACTGGAGGCGGCGGTTCTGGTCAATCGGCTACCCCTGGACGAGCTAGTGGTGGTGGCGGAGGTCACGACAACGGTTCTGGTGGAAACGGTTCTGGTGGTGTAGTAGTAATTAAATATAGATTTCAATCGAGTTAATATATGGCACATTTTGCATTAGTAGATGAAAATAATATTGTTTTAAGAATAGATCCTGTAGCTAATGAGGATTGTTTAAAAGATGGTGTTGAAGATGAAGCAACAGGTGTTGCTCATCAAAGAAATGTTTATCAAGATCAAAATCAAAATTGGATTCAAGTTTCTTACAATACTAAGAATGGTGTTCACTATGAACCTAATTCATGGATTTCAAGTGAAGATCAATCTAAAGCATTAAGATTTAATTATCCTGGTCCGGGTTGGATTTATAGACCAACTGAAAATGTTTTTCATGAACCACAACCTTTTAATTCTTGGACTTTAAATACTACAACTTGGTTGTATGAAGCTCCAGTTTCTTATCCTTCTATAACAAGTGATGGTACAGATGCTGATGGAAATGAAAGATATTATGATATTCTTTGGAATGAAGAATTATTAAGGTGGGAAGCTACAAGTCCAGATAACGTAGAGGTTTATTGGAACCCAGATACTTCTGCTTGGATTAATAAATAATATTTTTGTTTTACACAATAAGTAACTTTAATAGTAATTCTTTATACTATGAACTTACATCATTATTATTGGTATTTTAAAGAAGCAATTGCAGACCATACTTGTGACGGTATTATTAAACATGCTTTACAAAAAAAAGACAGTATTGCATTAACTGGAACAGAACAAGATAAATTAAAAAAAAATAAGTCATTGAAAGAAGATGATTTAAAAAGTTTAATTACAACTAAAAGAAATTCTAACATAGTTTGGTTAGATGATAAATGGATTTATAATCTTATAATTCCTTATGTAAGATCAGCTAATCAAAATGCGGGTTGGAATTTTGAATTTGATTGGTCTGAAAGCTGTCAGTTTACAATATATAAAGAAAATCAATATTATGGTTGGCATTGTGATAGTAATATAAATCCTTACACAGACGGTAATTTAAAAAATAAAATTAGAAAACTATCTGTAACTGTTTCTTTAAATGACGGTAGTGAATATGAAGGCGGTGAATTAGAATTTGATTTTAGAAATAAAGATCCAGAAGAAACTACAACTAAACTGTGCAATGAAATATATAAAAAAGGTTCTATTGTTGTTTTTCCATCTTTTGTATGGCATAGAGTTAAACCTGTAATAGAGGGAACACGTTATTCTTTAGTTATTTGGAATTGTGGCTATTCATTTAAATAAAATGTATAAATTAGAAAAAGATTTTTTAGATAAAGATATTGCTGACAATATAGAAACAAAATTATTAGGATGGACTTTTCCTTGGTATTATCAAAATCATGTTGCTCAAAAAGGTGATAATGAATTTGCTTTTTTTCATATTTTTTGGAATCAAGAAGAATTTGGAAATAGACCTGTAAGTAATTTTTTTGATATTATAAAACCTTTAATAGAAAAAATAAATCCTAAAAAATTATTAAGAGTCAAGGCTAATTGCTATACAAATCAAAATAAAGAAATTATACATAACTACCATACGGATC